CAATCCAGACGTTACAGACGGTCAAGGCAGCGCCTTGCCACTACCCCAGCGGGCACAGCCTCCAATGGCCTCTACGGGCCTATTACAGGCCAAATCAGGGGCGTCTGAAGACATTAAGTCCACAACCGGGCAGTACAACGCGTCTTTGGGCCAAGGCGGCAACGAGCGCTCGGGCAAAGCCATCATGGCTCGCCAGCGCGAGGGCGACGTTGGCACGTACCACTACGGTGACAACCTGACTCGCGGCGTGCGGCACATCGCCCGCCAACTGGTGGACCTGATCCCCAAGATTTACGACACGCAACGCGTTGCCCGCATCATTGGCGAAGACGGCGTGACCAAGATGGCCAAGATTAACCCTGAGCAGGAAGAACCTGTGCGGGAAGTTCGTGACCAAGAAGGCATTGTCATTGACAAAATCTACAACCCCGGCGTGGGTAAGTACGATGTCGTGGCGACCACTGGCCCAGGCTACGCTACCAAGCGGCAAGAGGCGCTTGAAGCGATGGGCCAGTTGCTGCAAGGCAACCCCGACTTGTGGAAAGTTGCTGGCGATTTGTTTGTTAAGAACATGGACTGGCCGGGTGCGCAAGAGATGGCCAAACGGTTTGCCAAGACGATTGACCCCAAACTTATCAGCGACGGCGACGCATCGCCCGAATTGCAAGCCGCGCAGCAGCAGATTCAAGCGATGGGCCAGCAGATGGACCAAATGGTCGGGATGCTGGAAAACGTCAAGAACTCGGAAATTTCTCGTACTAACGAGATCAAAGAGTTTGAAGCTATGGTCAAGGCATATGCGGCGGAAACGCAACGTATTTCGGCTGTCCAAGCTGGCATGACCGAAGAACAAATCCAAGACATCGTAATGGGCACTATTGCGGCAGCAATGGACACTGGCGATCTGGTGGCCGGTATGCCGCAAATGCCGCAAGAACGGATGCCTGAAATGGGCGATATGCAACAGCCGATGATGGGAGCACCCCAATGAGCAAATGCACCTGCGCTGACTTTGTAGGCGCGTTGTTTTTGGCCCGAGATGTGGCGCACAGCGTCCATTTGAACACCCGCAGTTTTTCCAAGCACACGGCGCTTAACACGTTCTACGACGGCATTATTGACTTGGCAGACGGGTTTGCGGAAGCGTACCAAGGACGGCACGGTTTGATCGGCCCTATTTCGTTGCAATCAGCCAAAAAGACGACCAACATTGTTCAGTTTCTTGAGGCTTCACTGGCCGAGATTGAGGAGATGCGCTACGAGTTCATTGACAAAACTGACTCTGCGCTTCAAAATTTGATCGACGGGATCATTGAGTTGTATCTCAGCACGTTGTACAAACTGAAATTTTTGGCATGATCAAAATTGACTTCACCATCAACGGGTTTGGAGATGCTTTGTATCTCGCGGATGACCACGGCCTGAGTGATGCCGAGATCGAAGCCATGAAGCAGGCCCGCTACGACAAATGGCGTGATTTTATTGACAACCCGCCAGCAGTGGTTGACGAACCGGTTGAGGAATAAGCATGGCTGCACGATTTTGGGTAACAGGCGGCACAGGTAACTGGAACGACACTTCCAACTGGTCTTTGCTTTCCGGTAGTATTTCTGGCGCGTCTGTGCCAGGTTCTGCGGACACTGCGACGTTCGACGCTTCTTCTGGCTCTGGCACAGCTACGCTTGACATCAGCCCAAACATTCAAACCCTGACAATGACGGGGTTTACGGGCACGCTTGCCTTTGGCACAAACACCATCTCGCTGAACAGCACGGGCATAATTTTCACTGGCGCTACGACCATGACGGTCACAGGTACGCCTCAGATTATTTGCACCAACTCAAGTGCAACAGCAAGAACAATTACACCCGGCGCAGTAACTGAAGCCAACAGTATCTCGTTCAGGATTACTGCGGGTACTGGAGGAATTACAACCAGTACGGGTTCTTATCGTGATTTGGATTTTACTGATGGCATAAATCCAACAGGTTTTGCTGGCTCTCTTGGTGGTGCTGCTGCCACAATTTACGGAAATTTCAAAGCGTCCACAGGGATGATTCAAAACGCCAGCACCAGTGCTTTGACATTTGCCGCCACCTCAGGCACAAAGACGATTGACACTGCTGGCGTAACTTTTGACCGCCCATTCACTTTTAACGGTGTGGGCGGCACTTTTCAGCTTGCCTCCGCATTGACTTCTGGTTCTACCCGTACAACCACACTGACCAACGGCACACTGGATTTGGCAAGTTATACGTTGTCTACGGGTATTTTTAGTTCTGCCAACAGCAACACCAGAGTATTGGCCTTTGGTACTGGCAAAATGGTTTTGACAGGCGTAAACACAACTGTTTACAGCGCAACGACATCAACTGGTCTTACTATGACTGGTACAAGAACCATTGAACTTACAGGAGTTGGTGTTGGAGGCGAAACACGGACAATTACTGCGGGTAACGTAGCAACTGGTGGCGGTACGGCTGCAAATGCAGCCAATTTCTACATTAAGGCTGGTGCAGATATTCTTAGCCCCGGTACTGCTAACCGAGCATATGGCACGCTTGATTTCACTGGGTTTTCCGGGTCACTAATTACCAACGCTTCCCCGTTAATGTACGGGGATTTGGTGTTGTCCACAGGCATGACTGTTGCCGGGGGCGCTGGCATTTGGGTTTTTGCCGCTACAACATCCCAGACCATTACAACCAACGGCAAGACCATTGACAACCCAATCACGTTTGATGGTGTTGGTGGAACATGGACAATGCAAGATGCGCTGACGCAGGGATCAACCCGAGCCTTGACAATGACCAACGGCACGCTCAAGCTCAAAGCGGGCACAACCAACACGGTCGGATCGTTTGCCACATCGGGCACAAATCCTAAATTTTTGCTCAGTTCGGTCTATGGATCGACAGCCACCATTAGCGCAACGACCGGAACTTTTGTCGTAGACTATTTGACGGTTCAAGACAACATCGCTACTGGCGGGGCAACTTGGGATGCTTTGGCCATAACAAACGTCGATGCAGGCAACAACACTGGGTGGCTTTTTAGCTCCACGCCAAGTATCGCAAACGAAATTACAATGCGTTTGCGTTCGTTCACTCAACCCCGGAGATTTTAATTATGTCCATGAACCTGAAAGCTGTAACGACCTGCATGGGTTATCAGCAGATTACTACCCTGTCCAGCGCCACCAACTTGACAGTCCCCCAAAGAACACCCAATGGCCAGAACGGCAAGCCCGTGTTTGCTTTGATTGTTGCTGAAGGCCAAGCTGTTCGCTGGCGCGATGACAAAACATCGCCCACCACAACGGTCGGTATGCCTTTGGCCGTGGGCATTCCCTTGCAGTATGATGGTGACTTGACTAACATCCAGTTCATTGAACAAGTTAGCGGCGCAAAGCTGAATATCAGCTACTACATGTAAGGTTAATCATGGCCGACTTAAAAATTACCCAACTGCCTGCGGCGACGACCCCGCTTGCGGGTACGGAAGTCTTGCCGATTGTTCAGTCTGGGGCAACCAAACAAGTGTCGGTCGCCAACTTGACCGCAGGTAGAGCTATTGCGGCTACCACGATTACGGCCACAACTGTTCGGGCTACAACCTTTGACACCAACGTCGCCGCCGCTGGCGTGACTTTGGTAGGCACTACTTTGTCGGCTGACGGTACCGACGTCAACATTGACATCAACATTACGCCCAAAGGCACGGGTGCAGTAGTTTTGGCGGATGAAATTCTCCGCAGGGCAATGTTTAAGGATACCGGGTACACGTACTTTGACAGCACCACAACTTCGGCGCTGAGTTACGTTAACGGTTCTGTTCAGCGTTGGGCACCCACAGGCACTGTTACGTTGACAATCACAAACTGGCCACCTACAGGCAACTTGGGTGAGCTGTTTATTGAAGGCGTAAACCTTGGTGCGGCTACGATCACTTGGCCTACGATCAACTGGATCACATCGACCGGCGTTACCACAACAAATTTTGCGTTGAACGGCGTGACTTTGCAGACAACGGGCACTGATTGGATACTGTTGTGGACCCGCGATGCAGGCACAACAATTTACGGAAAAGTGGTGCGCTAATGCTGGCGCTATTTGCAATTACTGGTGGCGTGCAAAGAACGCCGTACGTTGAGGAAGTGTTTAGCACTTACCTGTACACCGGCAGCGGCGGGGCGCAAACAATTACCAACGAAATTGATCTGGCAGGCAAAGGCGGGTTAGTGTGGCTTAAGAGCCGATCCGATGCTACAAGCCATTTTTTGTTTGATACTTTGCGCGGCGTGTTAAATGAAATTAACTCAGACACAACTGACGCGCAAACATCGTTAGCGGCTAGTTTGACGGCATTTAGCGCATCGGGGTTTACATTAGGCGCTGCTGCGGGAGTAAACGTAAGCAGCTCAACCTACGCCGCGTGGACTTTTCGCGCACAAGAAAAGTTTTTTGATGTCGTGACGTACACAGGTACCGGGGCAAACCGCCTAGTGCCGCACGGTCTTGACGCAGTGCCAGGTTGCATTATGGTCAAACGCACCGATACAACGGGCGATTGGCAGGTGTACCACAGCAGTTTAGCAAACACGCAGTACATGGTGCTTAACACCACCGCTGCGGCGGCAACAAGCTCTACACGTTGGAACGACACAACACCAACAAGTACGGAGTTTAGCCTTGGTTCAAGCGCAAACGTCAACGCGGCTGGCGGAACCTATGTTGCGTATCTTTTTGCTTCCAACGCAAGCAGTTTTGGTTTGACCGGCACGGAGAACGTAATTTCGTGCGGGTCTTATACCGGCAACGGTTCTGCAACCGGCCCCGTAGTTACGCTTGGCTATGAACCACAGTGGTTGATGGTTAAAAACACTACTGGCATTGGTGATTGGCAAATCATTGACAACATGCGGGCTTTGCCCGTTGGTTCAGACGATGCAACGCTGCAAGCAAATATACCCAACGCGGAAGTTGCTGCCGGTTACGTTAGTCCAACGGCTACGGGGTTTCAAGTTGTTTCAACAAGCGGGCAAGTAAACACCAGCGCGGCTACTTACATTTACGTTGCAGTTCGCCGTGGGCCGATGGAAATTCCCACAACGGGAACAAGCGTGTTTGGCACTCGCGTGCGTGCAGGCGATGACGACCGCACGCCAATAATTACACCTAGCACCGCTATGGTGACCGATATGACCCTGACCATGAACAGGTCGGGCGGTGCGGGAGGCTCTGCGGGCGCGGGCTATGTTGGGGGGTTTGTTGATTTTGACCGACTGCGCGGCGATTACAAGGCGCTGTACACAATTTCTTCAAACGGTCAACCTGGCGCTGGCGCACAAGGTTTTGAGTTTGACAGGCAAAACGGAATTATTGGCGAACTTTTATGGCCAGGTGCGTCTTTTAGTTACGACACAAACCTCTCAGGTTACTCGTACATCAACTACTTTTTTAGACGTGCACCCAGCTTTTTTGACGAAGTTTGCTACACCGGAACGGGGGCCAACACCACTCAAGCGCACAACTTAGAAGAAGTGCCCGAGTTGATAATTGTCAAACGCAGAGATACAACCGGCGATTGGGCCGTCTATTCTTCTGCGCTGGCAAACACCGAGTACCTTGTTTTGAACACAACAGCGGCCAAAGCAACAGGGGCAACTTGGTGGAACAGTGCAACGCCTACCGTTTCTGTTTTTAGCTTAGGAACAAGCTCTACAACAAACGCCAATGGGGGTACTTATGCGGCGTACTTGTTTGCAACCTGCCCCGGCGTGTCCAAAGTCGGCAGCTACACAGGCACTGCCACAACCAAGCAGATTGACTGCGGCTTTACCGCAGGCGCTCGGTTTGTGATGATCAAACGCACCGACAGCACCGGCGACTGGTATGTGTGGGATACCGCCCGGGGCATCGTGGCGGGCAACGATCCGTACTTGTTGTTCAACACCAACGCGGCTGAAGTGACATCGACAGATTACGTTGACAGTTACGCCGCAGGTTTTGAACTATCAAGCACCGCCCCTGCGGCCCTCAACGCCAGCGGCGGAACGTACATTTTCTTGGCCATAGCGTAAACACACCATGCAAATCAGAATCAAAGAAACCGGCGCAGTTGTGTTTCAAAGCGAATTGCGCAACTTGTACCCCAACACCAGCGGGCCGCTTGACGGTTTGTACGATGTTGTTTTTGACGGCCCGCAACCGCAACCTACCCGATACCAGCACGCGTACCGCGACGGCGTTGAGCAGATCGACGGCAAGTGGTACACCAAGTACAGCGTGGAAAACGTGAGCGAAGGCCTTAAAACGGCAATCGACACTACGCAAGCCCAAGCTATGCGCAGCAATCGCAACGCCGCGTTGGCTGCGTCTGATTGGACTCAACTTGCCGATGCACCAGTTGACAAAGCGGCTTGGGCAACCTATCGTCAGGGCTTGCGTGACGTTACAAAACAAACTGGCTTTCCTTGGACCATTGACTGGCCTGTGGCCCCCTAAATATGATCGCAACACTCAGCCCCTCACCAAAGATGCAGTTTTTTACTGCGGCAGGAGTTCCTCTTGTCGGCGGCAAACTGTACACGTACGCCAGCGGGACCACAACGCCGTTGGCCACCTACACTGACAGCACGGGAAACTTTACCAACGCAAACCCTGTGATTTTGGATTCGCGGGGCGAGGCAAACGTGTGGTTTGGCCCTTCTCGCTATTCGTTGACGCTCAAGGACTCAAGCGACAACTTGATCTGGACTGCCGATGGCATTAACAGCTCTCAAGGTGCGCAAAACCCGGTGACCGTGGCCACCGCAACCCAAACAGTGTTCACCGTGCCCGAATACGGGCTTGGTGGGTACTTGCTAGTAATTGTCGATGGACTGGTTAAAGAGTTCAACGTAGACTATACTGAAACCAGCACGACAAGTATTACGTTTGCTACCGGCCTAACCGCTGGGCAGCGCGTAGTTACTCGAATGCTGTAATCAACAACCTTACCGGTGAGGTTCACCGGGAACTCTAAAGAGTTAAACAATGACTGATGAAGTCCAAAACCTAGCGGAAGTAGACTCCGCGCCAGCGCAGGATGTGACGGCCACACCTACCGCTGCTGCACCTTCGCCGGAAGTAGCTGAGAATCAGCCCGATCAATCTGCGTCGAAAACATTTACGCAAGAAGAACTCGATGCTGCCATCGGCAAGCGCCTTGCAAGAGAACAGCGCAAATGGGAACGCGAACAAGCCGCACGGCAAACCGTGCCAGTTGCTCCAAGAGAAGTTCCGTCGATTGACAATTTTGAAAGCCCTGATGCCTATGCGGAAGCATTGGCCATCAAAAAAGCCGAAGAATTGTTGGCCCAACGAGATCGTCAAAAAGAGCAAGCTGTACTTGTTGAAGCCTACAGCGAACGTGAAGAAAAAGCACGGGACAAATACGACGACTTTGAAGACGTCGTGTACAACCCCAAGCTGCGAATCACCGACGTGATGGCGGAGACAATTCAGCATTCTGATATTGGACCTGATCTGGCCTACTGGCTGGGGACGAATCCAAAAGAGGCAGACCGCATCGCTCGTTTGTCGCCTTTGATGCAGGCACGCGAAATCGGAAGGATTGAAGTCAAATTGGCGGATAATCCTCCGGTGAAGAAAACAACGTCTGCGCCAACGCCAATTAGTCCGGTGACTGCGCGGTCTTCAGGAAGCCCGAGCCATGACACGACTGACCCCCGGTCAATCAAAACCATGAGCACCTCGGAGTGGATTGAAGCCGAACGCAACCGCCAGATTCGCAAAGCAGAAGCGCAGCGCCTCCGCTAAATTATTTTTGAAAGGACTTTAAATGTCTAACAGCATTCTGACGATCGACATGATCACCCGCAAGGCTCTGGAAATCCTGGAGAACAACCTTGTATTGACCCGCAACGTGAACCGCCAGTACGACGACAGCTTTGCTGTTGAAGGTGCCAAAATTGGTTCTACACTGCGTATCCGTTTGCCCGACCGCGCCCTGGTTACTGACGGTGCCGCCCTGCAAGTTCAGGACGACAACGAACAGTTCACCACTTTGACAGTGGCCAACCAAAAGCACATCGGCGTGAACTTCACCTCCGCCGAATTGACCATGCAGTTGGACGACTTTGCAGAACGTGTGTTGAAACCACGTATCAGCCAGTTGGCCTCCAGCATTGACGCTGACGTTGCCAACGCGTACAAAACCATCGGTAACACCGTTGGCACACCTGGCACTACTCCTTCGACTTCTTTGGTGCTGTTGCAAGCCCAGCAGAAGCTGAACGAAAACGCTGCCGTGATGTCCCCACGTTACGCCACCGTCAACCCTGCCGCTAACGCTGGTTTGGTTGAAGGCATGAAAGGTTTGTTCAACCCCACCGACACTATCAGCAAGCAGTTCAAGAACGGCATGATGGGTACTGGCGTGTTGGGTTTTGAAGAAATCAACATGTCTCAGTCGATCAAGCAGCACACCACTGGTACACGCGCCGCTACTGGCACCGTGACTGGCGCTGCTGTGACTTCTGAAGGCGCAAGCACCCTGACGCTGACTGTTGGCTCCGGTGAAACAATCGCTGTTGGTGACGTGTTCACTATCGCTGATTGCTACGCTGTGAACCCACAGACTCGTGAGTCCACTGGTTCGCTGTTCCAGTTCGTGGCCTTGGCTTCTTCGACAACCACCACAACTGCCACTGTGACCGTTGCTCCGATGTACTCGGCCAGCCACGCTTTGGCAACCATGTCTTCGTTGCCTGCTACTGCCAAAGCAGTCGTGTTTGTTGGTGCCGCATCCAGCCAGTACGCACAGAACTTGGTGTACCACAAAGATGCGATCACTTTCGCAACTGCCGACCTGTTGCTGCCACAAGGCGTTGACATGGCTGCTCGTGCCGTTCACAACGGTATCAGCTTGCGTGTTGTGCGTCAGTACGACATCAACAACGACCGCCTGCCTTGCCGTATTGACGTTCTGTACGGCTTCAGCACAATCCGTCCACAGATGGGTTGCCGTATCTGGGGTTAATAAAATGGGGCTTCGGCCCCGTTTCACGTATCAAATTTGAAAGGAAATATCATGTCTCTCCCAAATGGTGCAGGTGGTTATCAAGTTGGTG